TCCGCGACCCGTCAAGGCGCGTATGAACCGTTTGATTTACAAGTGTCGCGTGGTCAAGTTGATGGACACACGGCATTAAACATTTTTGGATTCAGCACTGCTGTTGGATCATCTGCACTTGGCCCCGTGTGGGAAGGTTTGACGCTGTCTGGTGGTGCTTATGCATATCCATCGTCTGCCGCCGCCTTGGTGCTTGTTAGCGACTCTGCATCGGATACTTCCGCATTGAGTGTTCGTATTGAAGGATTGGATGCAAATTTTGCACCAATTACAGAAACGATTGCAATGAATGGCACAACCAATGTGACCACGACCAATTCGTTTTTACGCATCAACTTGATGACCACAACCAATGGTTTGAATGTTGGCAACATCACCGCAAAAATCAGTTCAACAACTTATGCAAAGATCAGTGCTGGTATTGGTCAGACACAGATGTCAATCTACACAGTGCCTGCTGGCTACACGTTTTATTTGTCGTATGTACAAGCAGATGCAAGCATTGGTTTTACTTCAAGCAACTACATGAAGTTTGCTGAATACAACAAAGACAACACAACTGGTGAAGCCAATGTACTGAACCAAACTACTTTTGTTCAGTCTTTGAATATTCCTTATACCTGTCCAATTGCTCACAATGAAAAGACAGATATTCAGTTTCAAATTGTTGCAAACACTGGAAGCCCATTCAGTTGCAATATTTATGCTGGCGGCATTCTAATCAAGAATCCTGACTGATCATGCCAAGCAAATCACCAGCCCAACACAAATTGATGGAGGCGGTGGCGCATAATCCTGCGTTTGCCAAAAAAGTCGGAATTCCTACAAAAGTGGGAAAAGACTTTGCCGCCGCTGACAAAGGTAAAAACTTTAAAGGAGGCGGCTTGTATGACAATATCAATGCAAAACGTCAAAGAATCGCTGAAGGCTCTGGCGAAAAAATGCGCCCAGTTGGTAGCAAAGGTGCGCCAACTGCGGAAGCCTTCAGAGAATCAGCAAAAACCGCCAAACACGCCAAAGGCGGAGTAAGTCTTGCTGTTGGTCGAGGTGAAAAACTTTCGACAAAACAGGGCGCAGGACTTACGCAAAAGGGCAGAGAGAAATACAATAGAGAGACTGGTTCTCACTTGAAAGCTCCACAGCCTCAAGGCGGTGCCCGTAAGGATTCATTTTGTGCCCGCATGAGCGGGGTGGTTGAACATTCAAAAGGGGACGCTCCACGCGCCAAAGCATCGCTGAAGCGGTGGGACTGCCCCGGTTGGTAAGGACATAACATGGCGTTTTCTGGAACCGTAGGACAGACCGTCATCAATGTGCAGACATTGATTGATCACGGCGCTCGACGCTGTGGAAAGCTCGCTGAAGAGTTGACCTCTGAGCAAGTCTTATCGGCCCGCCAGTCGCTGTATTTCCTGCTCTCCAACCTTGGCAACCGTGGTATCCAGTTTTGGACAATCACCAAGAAGGTTATTGGCGCACAGGTAGACAATTACATCTACAAGCTCCCCAAGGGTTCAATTGACCTCTGGAACGTGCTGTATCGCACAATGGATCGTCCCAACGGGGCTTACACCAGTTCTGCTGGCGGAACCGTTGCAAACGTATATGACGGTGATACACAGACGATTTGCACCCAAACGTCAGCCAATGGCAACATTGCGGTCAATTACGGCACATCCAACCCAATCTACATTGGCTCAATTGGATTTTTGCCTGCATCGACTGGTTCGTGGTCAATCATCTATGAATACTCGTTAGACGGCTCATCTTGGTCAACTCTAGTTGATTTGGGCACGATTGATGTAGTTAACAATGAATGGGTATGGACTGACATCGTCGCTGGTCAAACAGTGCCGTATTACCGTATCCGTGCCTATAACGGCACAACCTTGTCATTGCGTGAGTTGTACTTTGGCAACAACTCGCTTGAGGTGCAGATGTCTGGTTTGAACCGCGACGACTACACCAACTTGCCAAACAAGAATTTCACAGCAAACCAGCCATATCAATACTGGTTTGACCGCACGATCCCCCAGCCATCGATCTATGTATGGCCTACGCCATCGACTGCGTTTGTGCTGATTGTGTGCTGGTATTCGCGCCAGATTGAAGACGTTGGCTCGCTCACTGATGAGCTTGAGATTCCACAGCGTTGGTACGAGGCTGTCCAGATGATGTTGGCCCACCGCATGGCGCTTGAGTTGCCACAGGTGGCTATTGATCGCGTTCAGTACCTTGAGAAGATGGCTGATAAGTATCTTGCAGACGCTGAGTCTGAGGAGCGGGATCGTTCACCAATTTACTGGGCACCGAATATCTCGGTGTATACGGCGTAATGCCAGTCTTTCTAGACACAACGGGGCTAACGTCCCTTGCCATCGGCGTATGCGACCGATGCAAGATGAAACGCGCCTTTGTGACTTTGGGGCCAGACCCCAACTTCCCCGGCCTGCGGGTGTGCGACCAAGGATGCAGGGATCAATTCGACCCCTATCGTCTTGCCGCCCGTAAGACGGAACGTATCAACCTGCGGTTTCCGCGCCCTGACACGCCTATTGGTGCTGGTGATAACTACTTGATGACTGGAAGCCAGAACCTTGACGGTTCAAGCCAATTCCAGATTTCGACTGAGCAGAACACCCAAACACCGACAAATAATGGCAACAAAGACACCATTGCGCCGAACCCGCCCGACAATACGAGTACATAAATGTCAGCACAAGTAACCATACTCCAACTACCAGCGGCTGGCGCTATTACAGGCAGTGAGGCTGTCCCTATCGTCCAAAACGGCGTAACGGTTCAGACCACGACTGGTGCGATTGCTAACTCTCCAACGCAGACTTACAGCTATTTGACTGTAAGTCAGACTCCTCAGTTGCCAAACAGCCGCTATGTTGGCGCGACCAATGGTTTGACTTTGACTGATGGTGGCGCTCAAGGGCTGTTCAATATCAGCACTACAGGCGCTTTGTTGTCCTTGGTGAACTCCAGTGCTGGATTCCAAGTAAAAACGTCTTCTACAGCCATTACAAACCGTTCTATAGCGGTTACAGGGGCTGGGTTGTCGATTACCAACGGCGATGGCATCTCAGGCAACCCAACAATTGGTCTTTCTGGTCAAGTTTTGAACTTGGCAAACTACAGCGGCAATGGAATTTTGACCATTACGACTGGTGGAGCCATTTCAACAACGCTGATTCAAGGCACAACAAGCCAAATTGCGGTCACAAATGGCAATGCAATAGGTGGGTATCCAACGGTTGGGATTGCGTCAAACCCCACGTTGCCGGGGTCTGCGGGCGTGGTTTTGCCCTCTGGCTCGACAGGTGACCGCTCCGTAGCCCCTACAAATGGCACTTTGCGCTACAACACAACGATTGCGTTGCTTGAAGCGTATTTGAACAACTCATGGGCAACTTTGGCCTCTGGTTCTGGTGTTACTTCCATTTTGACTGGCACGGGCTTGACTGGTGGCCCAATTACCTCCACTGGCACGATCTCAATTGCTGACACAGCAGTGACCACTGGAACCTATGGCAACTCGACCAATGTGGCCCAGTTCACCGTAAACCAGCAAGGTCAACTGACTTTTGCTGGGAATGTGGCTATTAGCGCATCTTCCATTGGCGCGGTGACCACAATCAACGGTACGCCAAACGAAATATCCGCAACAGGTGCATCAACTGTTACGTTGTCGCTTCCTTCTGCTTTGACCTTCACAGGCAAGACTGTTACTGGCGGAACCTTCTCTTCGCCAAATATTGCGACGATTATCAACACTGGAACGCTGACTTTGCCGACCAGCACTGACACATTGGTCGGTCGCGCAACAACTGATACGCTGACAAACAAGTCAATCAGTGGTTCAACCAACACGTTGACCAACATTCCAAATTCGGCTTTGACCAACTCATCGGTGACTGTTGGTACAACAAACATTGCTTTGGGTGCAACGTCTCTGACTTTGGGCGGATTGACTTCGGTAACGGTTACTCAAGACCCAAGCACTGCATTGCAATTGGCAACCAAACAATATGTGGATGGTTTGGTTTCAACTGGCCTTGCATATCACCAACCAGTTCAAGTAGCGACCACGCAAAGTCTTGCCGCTCAAACTGGTGGCACGGTTACATACAATAACGGCGCATCTGGTGTCGGAGCAACTATCACATTGTCTGTGGCATTGACTGTGTTGGATGGCTATACGCTCCTGAACACAAACCGCATTCTGGTCAAGAACGAAGTCAACCAAGCCTACAACGGTGTCTATACATGGGCAACTGGCGGCACGGTTCTGACTCGTTCGACTGATACAAACTCGTATGGCCCCGGCACAAGCCAACTGTCTGAAGGCGATTACTTCTTCACTCAGAATGGTACAGTCAACGCAGGCAACTCGTATGTCTGCTCAACCGTCGGAACAATTACTTTTGGCACGACTGCCATCACTTTTGCCCAGTTCAGCACCTCACAGGTCTACACTGGCACATCGCCAATCAGCGTCTCTGGCACAGTCATCTCGCTGACGACTGTTCCTGCCAACTTGGGCGGAACCAGTTATGCGTCGTATTCGACTGGCGATATGTTGTACGCCTCTGGCACTACCGCATTATCAAAGCTGACCATTGGCGCTTCTGGTTATGTTTTGACATCAAGTGGTACTGCCCCGCAATATGTGGCCCAATCAACCTTGGCTGTTGGCTCTGCCACAAATACTGGCACAACAGCTAGTTCTGCGGCGGCGACCCATTACCTTGTATTTAAGAGTGCAACCTCTGGCAATCTGCCAGAATTAGTCAACTCGTCAATATCTGTTTATCCATCGACTGGTGTTATCACAGGTGGAATTTCTGGAGGAACCTTCTAATGTCGGCAACAAATTACACCCCTATTCAGTTGTACTACAGCACAACTGCGTCGGCAGTTCCATTGGCGGCTAACCTTGCCTCTGGCGAGTTGGCGATCAACATCACTGATGGCAAGCTGTACTACAAGAACAATTCGGGCGTTGTGACGCTTTTTGGTTCTTCTAGCGATGTAACAACCATCACCTTTGGATCAACTGGTCTGACCCCATCCACAGCAACTGGTGGCGCTGTAACGGTCGCTGGTACGCTTGTAACGGCAAACGGTGGTACTGGTCTGTCTTCATTCGCTTCTGGCGACATCATGTACTACACCAGTGGTACAGCGATGAGCAAGTTGACTATTGGTACAGCAGGTCAAATTCTGACTGTTAACTCAGGCGGTACGGCTCCTCAGTGGTCTACCTTGACTGGTGTGGCAGTAACGACTTTCTCTGCTGGTACGACTGGTTTTACGCCTTCTAGCGCAACTTCTGGCGCAATTACCTTGGCTGGTACTTTGGCGACCACCAACGGCGGTACAGGTCTGACATCGTTCACTTCTGGTGGTGCGGTGTATGCCACATCCACTTCTGCACTGACGACTGGCACTTTGCCAATTGCTTCTGGCGGTACTGCTCAGACTTCATTTACCGCAGGTCAAATTCACTTTGGCTCATTCTCAACAAGTGCAAACTTGTTTTGGGATAACACCAATGGTTATTTAGGGCTTGGTACAAATTCTCCTTCGCAAAGACTATCGCTTGTTGGAACCAGTACATTTAATTCTATTGCGGCTGGCGCACAAATTACAGTGGCTGATTCAGCAGGTCGTGCATTGGCAATTGTTGCACCCGGCGTCACAGCAGATGCCTATATTGGCACTACTAGTAACCATATATTAAATTTAATGACAGGGAGTACATCTCGTGTCAATATCAATACAACAGGAAATGTTGGAGTTGGTACTAGTTCTCAAACCTCCATGCTCCAAACTGCTGGCTCATCGTCTGTGTCTGCATTCAAGACTCCAAACATTGCCGAGGTGGATACCATCTCTGCAACTGCGGCGACTGGCACAATCAACTTTGACATCACGACTCAATCTGTTCTGTACTACACAAGCAATGCAAGTGCAAACTGGACGCTGAACTTCCGTGGTTCTAGCGGTACATCTTTGAACACCTTGATGCAGACTGGTGAATCCATCTCTGCGACATTCTTGGTGACTCAAGGCTCAACTGCATACTACAACTCTGCTGTGACCATTGACGGCACTTCTGTGACTCCGAAGTGGCAAGGTGGAACTGCACCAACATCAGGAAATGCAAGTTCTGTAGACTGCTATACCTATGTGATTCAGAAGACTGGTAGCGCAACTTACGCCGTATTGGCATCACAAACGAAGTTCGCATAA